TCCGCTCCGATATTCTTTATAGTGTCGAGAATCTTCTTTGTTGTTGACTCCCCGGAAGATGATAAAGAGTTCACATACGTATTAAAGCGCTTCTTGTGCTCTAATTTTGCTTGTTCGGTCTTTGCCTTAAAAATCATCTTTCCACTTTTTAAGTTCTTCCTTTGCATTCATAGCGATTCGCCTATTTCCTTCACTCGTCATAGTATAGGTTTAACGACTTCAACCCTCATGCCAAGTGCGTTCATAATCCTATAAAAGGTAGCTACGCTTGGTGTCATTACACCTTTTTCAATGCGTGATATATAGGATTTGGTCACATTGATGCGTTCCGCAAGCTCGGATTGTGTAACCTTAGCTTCTTTTCTTGCATCAAGCAATATCTGACTAGTATAGAAAGAATATGCTTCTTCGTCAAATTTTGCACGCTCTGCGGTTCCTTCTTTCCCATATTTGCGCTCAAGAACAGCACTATAATCATTTATTTGATGATTGTTTGTCTCCATAATATTCCTCCTTTATTTTTAATGCCTTTTCAATTTCATTATTGGGCGTTTTTTGCGTCTTTTTCTGAAAGCCATTAAAAAGAACAACTATTTTACCTTCGTCAAAGATAAAAAACACCCTGTAAATATTACTATTATATTCCATACGCAATTCATACAATTCATCACGCAGAAATTTTATGAACTTAACCGGTAGTCGATCCTCCGACTCTAATAAAGAGATTATATAATCCAGCTTCTTTATTTCTTTATCCGAAAGCGTGGAAATAAATCTCTCAAAATATCCTCCGTATGTTATTATCTTACGTTTCATGGTACAAAAATAACAAAAGTTTCATTATAGTGTAACTTTTGGGAAATATATTTCAATGCAATATGAAAATTTAACTTTTGGAAAATAAAAAGCCCCGAACCTTAATTGGAACGGGGCGGGAAAATATTTTTCATAATTATATTTGTTTAGTATGAAAAAAGATTAAGCCTTCAACAATTCCTCTAATGTTTTCACTCTGACCTTAAAATTGCTTATTATATTTACTTCTTCTTTTGTTAATCCCTTTATATTTATACCACAACTGCAAAAATCTGCATCAGGATTATTCTTATGCCCCTTTTCACAAATAAACCTCATCTGTTCTTTGCCTAATAATCCTCCTTTCACCGATTCTATTTTACCTGTATCTGGCATATGATCTAATTTATCTACAATCTGTTTCATGTATGATAAATCTTCTTTGGTATAATAATCAGATTTTGCTTCAAGTAAAAATATTGCAACATGAATATCTATATCGAAAATTCTCAATATAGATTTTGCATCAAAATATTTTCCTTTCGTTATGATATATCTATACGATTTATGCTCAAACAATTCATCAGAGTATATTATTGGAATAAGTTTATCTTTAGGGTAGGACAATAATAATTTTTCTAATTTTGGAGCCTCTTCATCATAAGCTGTATAGCATGACGAATGTTTTTTTAACAATTTAGAGATAATTTCCACTTGCGGATTTTCAAGCAAAAACTCAATCCAATCTTCAGATATAGCTATATCATTATTAATGCTATCAATAACTGTTCTTCTGTATATTTCTTTATCTAAATCAGATTGATTTACAATCTCACTTTTGAACTCATTATCATTTGCATTTTCCGGATAATCAACAACACAAGCTGTTCCAGATACAGAAACCATAAACATTGATTTATCTTTTCCTGATATTTCATCAAAATCAACCTTAAAACCAATAATACAATTAGCACCAACATTTATAGCTTTTTGTTTTAGCTCCTTAGAAGCTTCGTCGTATATTATTTCAAGTTTCCTTTTATAAGAGTCAGATCGTCCACCAAAAAAATCGGTGAACGATGCTGCAAAATCCGAAAACACATTAGTCCCAATTACAATATTAGAACAAATAGCTCCAATATATTTTTTTATAGGACATCCTTCTATATTATTAGTAGTAGAAATAAGAAAGGTATTTTGCTTCATGGTAATAGGTGTATTATATATTTTATAACTTATGTAGTTTATCTCTATATTCAATGAAAGATTCTGCTGACAAAAGATGTTTTGGTACTTCAAATCCAGTCTCTTGCATTTTCTTTATATATCGAGGCATTACTTTATTAGCCGTTGTGATAAATCTGATACTATATGTTGTACGTTGAAGATCAATGAGCTTATTAATTAATTCATTACGAATATAATTATATGCCTTTTCCTTTTGCCCAGAAAGCATATAAAACTCATAATCATGTATTCTATCCCGCATCATATGATCAATCTCTTTCACTCTATTAGTCATTCTCCATAACTTAAAAAACAAAATAATCTGTAATACACCGAATACGATGATTACAATAGATACAAATAGTGTGGTTCCTTCCATATAGATATTTTTAATTATTAACATAATACCATAAATAATCATAATCTTTATTTATATCAAAATCTTCACTTTTTCTGACTTCATCAATTATGTTGTTAACGGAATCAGAGTCTATTGAAATCGAATTATTATATATTTTCTTTATCTTAAAATCATCATCAAAGACATATTTAGAAAGATATAGAGAGTCCCCGAAATTAGTTTTGCATATATAAGTATGAATAATTCCTGTTCCTATTTTATAAGGAGTATATTTAACTTCTAAGTCGTTTATTTTTCTAGCCAATAAATCTCTTTCGTATGAAGAAGGTTTAATTTTTATTTTATCTGCAAAATCCTTACCATAAGTAATGCTATCAACTTTATAATTTTCAGCACTAGATATTGAATCATACAAATATTGATATTCTATTTTATCGTATTTTTCTTTTAATTCTTTATATTTTTCATCTTCGTTTATGTTGGATAAGACATCCGCTAATTTACTAAATTTAATAGGAGTGTATGTCCATCCTTCTGGCATTTGGGATTTTATACTCTTACAAATCTCATGTTCTGCTTTTTTTTGATTATTAGAGCATGATAAAAAAAACATAATAGAAAGTAAATATAAAATCTTTTTCATAACTGTGTGTTTTAGTTATACAATATGACAAAATAACGGACAACTGTTCATAAATCCAAATAAATCGCCATATATCTTCATGCATCACGCAAAAAAGTTGTTTTTTCTTGCTTTTTTCAAAAATAGTTTGTACGTTTGCGGTGCTTAACATATTTATAATCCTAACAAATGCGAGCAGAGCTTGCATTAATCATGCGAGCATTTTTTATGCTTGTACTTAAAATATTTGAGGTATTACTATACCCCCGTGACAAACCGTAATGGAATGTCAGCATTTGTTAGGAATGTGTTAAGCAGCGGGAAAGATGGTAATACCTCTTTTTTATTGTTTATGCTTAACAGTAATCCTAACAATCAAAATCGAACAAATAACAGTAGTTTGATGGCGACGTTAATCCACGAGACGGACAGAATGAGTTCGCTTGAAATAGCTGAACTTACAGGCAAAAGACATGATGCTATCTTGCGAGACATCAGAAACTTACTAAAACAAGGGGTATCTGCCCACAATTTTGTGGAGACCTCTTACAGAGACAAATCCAACAGACAAAGCCCCTGCTTCGAACTCACCAAGAAAGGGTGCCTAATCCTAGCATTTCAAATTCTACTCAAAACATTTGCTGTATTAAAAAGTATTCGTATCTTTGCAATGCGACACTTTTATATACATATTTGGTTTGGGGATTTTTTATGCCCAATAGTAAGCAACTGCATAAAATATAAGCAGAGGTTTCTCCGTACATATTCGCCCCAAAGCCAATATGGAAGTGTCGCAACTTGGAGAGATTCTCTGCTTTCTCTATTTATTAACTTTTAATTTTCATTATTATGCGACACTTAAATGAAAATTACTCAAACAGCAATAGCGTTGCTGTATTAAGTACGTCAACTCACGAAACGAGTAAAGTTAAAGTTTACGAGCATCCTTTATTTGGCAAGGTTCGTATGTTTATTCAAAACGGTAAAACTTGGTTTTGCGGAACAGACATTGCGACATCTTTAGGGTACTCTAATCCTCGTGATGCGATAGTAAGACATTGTAAATCACATGGGGTCGTGAATCACGACGTCATAGATTCAATGGGAAGAACCCAACAAATGAAATTCATCAGCGAAGGGAATGTCTACCGCCTGACCGCTAAAAGCCAAATGCCAAAAGCCGACGATTTTGAAAGCTGGATATTTGATGAAATCGTCCCATCGGTAGTAAACACTGGAAGCTATTCCGTACAACCTCAAACTCCGCAAACCTACCTCGAAGCCTTGAAAGCCCTCGTATTATCGGAAGAGGAAAAACAACGGCTGGCGCAGGAGAAGCAGCAACTCGAAGTAAAAGCAGAACAACAGCAAGCCACCATCGAATTGCAAGAGAAGGAAATCAAGCAGGCCGCCCCTAAGGTCAACTACTACGACACCCACCTACAATCGGTCAACACTCTGACCACTACACAGGTAGCTAAGGAGATAGGGATGAATGCGGAAAAGCTCAACAGCAAACTGAAAGAGCTTGGAATACAATACAAACAATCAGACCAATGGCTGTTGAAAGCTCCGTATGACAGATGGGGAATGCACGATGTAAGGACCAACATTTTCACGAGCGAAAGAGGTAATACCCACACCAACACATATACGGTCTGGACGCAGAGAGGCAGGCGATTCATCATAGCCCTATACGAAAACGATTGGGACGTGAAGAAAGCCATCAAGCAAATAAAAGGTGAGATGAATTCTGCCGCCTAATCACACTGCTATGTTAGAACTTTTAATACTGCTGGGCACCCTGTATGCAGCATATAGGGTGTTCCGTAAGGGAAGCGAACACTTCTTTTACAACGACTAACAATGCAGCTTATACGCTGTAAATCATCAGAATACATACGAATACACGAATCACGAAAAATAAAAAGTATCATTATGGAATTTTCAGAAATTAGAGAAAAGTTTGAAGGTCTGACAGCAGACCAAGTTTGCGAACTGGCAAAGTTCGGTAAAGAGATTTTAAACCATGCCGGCATGTTCGGCTTATCATCAGGGTTGCTGAACTTGATTAAGGATATTATCAACGCAGATGATTATGTGTATGATGACAATAAGTGTACAATCGAGACACTTATACATATTATCAGCCTAGTTAATGATTTGACTGAAAAATGTTTACACGAGCGTAAAACTCCTTTTGGGCTTACAGGGCTAAAAGATGATAATGAATACTTGGGATTAAAAGACGCAACCAAAATAGAAGCATTATAATAGATAAGTCAGGGGATTTCGGTCCGACACTGAAGTTGACGCCAATCAGCGGGAAAGGGTAGCTTTAGGGCTACCCTTTTTTATGCCCCAATGTTAAATAATGTAGTAAATCACAATATCTTTCCTGTTTTATTTGGAGCATATCACATTAATTGCTATCTTTGTAACATCAAAATAAGAGATAAAGTAATAACAATATAAAAAACAAAGATTATGAAGACGTTTGAATTTAACAACGAGGCAATTACTATCGAGAAAACAGGTTACGGACAGTATGTATTAAGCGGTTTGGGTATCTCAGTGCATTGTACGGACTCTGAGATCTGGGATTGGTGTGATGACGATGAAAACGAAGATAAGCATTTGGCGGCCAAAGAGTCTGCGTACAGACTGCTTGTAAATTCTTTGTAAAACAAAAAAATAAACAACATGGAAAAAGTGAGTAAAAAAAGAGGAAAGATTATCACAGACCGAGAAGAACTACTTGTTTGTCAGCAATATAAGGATGGCTGGACACTTAGAAAGATAGCGACGTATGCTAACATCTCTCAGACGACCGTGATGGCAATCTTAAGGAGAAGGGAAGTTCCTCTCCGAAACGGGAAACAGATCACCGAAGAGCAGGAAAAACAGGTGATAGACCTGTATCTGTCAGGAGGAAAGATCAAAGAGATAATGTCAAAAACCGGGGTAAAGTCAGAGCAGACGATTTACAGGATCATCAACAATACTGGAATAGATAAGAGGAGGAGATAGCAACTCCTCTTATCTATGGCTTTTATCAAAAGGCCTTGCCGTAATCTTGCCGTTATTGCTTAATTACCCTTACCAGAACCTTACCACTTTCAAGTGGGCTGTTTGGTAAAATATCAATACACAAATTTCTACCATGCCTCACTCTGTAAAATATTGTTACCCCACCCTTGCTTCGAGGCAGGTTTGTTCTATTTTTCCTCTTATTTTTGTATAACACCCGTGATTTTTCTGACCAAGTAGTCTTTTTTTTGGTCTGTTTGTCGTATTACGGATATATGTACTCAATAAATGTGCCGGTATAATTCTCTCCATCTTTGACAAAATAATATGTACCATCCGGCTTTTCTATTAGGACAAACACAGATTGTTCCATTTTAGCAGCCTTTCTTGCGATCTCCCGCATTTTCTCTATAGAAGCAAGCCGTTTATTACCTTGACACCAACAACTCATAATACACCAAATTTTGAGAAGTAATTTTTAAGCGCCGGATTAAGCACATATTTAAGGAAGTACTCACGGGACTTTCCTCCTACTCCCAATATGGCACTTCCGTACTTTCTTTCAATATCCGGTCCTATGTCACTTCCCCTCGTTTCTATCTTCAATCCCCTTGAAGACGAAGAGACACGTATAGAATCATAGAATTCGCCTGTTATAATGAGGTTTGGAGTATAAATATCTCGCGCCGGATAACCTTGGGAAGATGGAGTCGGTTTCGTTATTCTCTTCTTCATCTTGGCGTAACTCTTTGCGGCTTCATAAGTAGGAAACCAGGGATCATTCAAATAAGTTGGACGCAATGGTTTATCATTACCATTTACTCCCGAATACAGCTGTTCCGTCACAAATTCCCTAACAAGAGATTTATTCGAATCCATAACATTCTGAATCTCTCCTTCAAACCCAGCAACAAGAGAGGTTACATTATCTAATGCTTCTTTAATTGTAGCCATATTCTAACAAATAAGAGAAAAGGGAAGGCAAACGCCTCCCCCTTCCTGAAAACAAACCACTTTAAATAATATCCACTGAAGGAGGTCTGGCACTAACGATCCTGTCGTATATGTCAGAGAGGATATTTTCTCTTTCTGTTTCTGTCCTATCAAGAAAAAAAGAAGTTTTATGCTTGTTGATGAATTCTCTTTTCTTCATTTTCTTAACTTCTTCATCGACAAAGTTAACTCCCTCTACTTTCATTCTACCCACTGTTCAATGCCGACAACACCATTTTCCTGAAGAATCTTCGGAGATTTCAGGGAAACCGCACCCGAAGCAGTTATCGTAAGAACACCATTTGCATAAGTAACGGCAGTTGCACCATTAAAGCAAGTAGAAGCACCTTCGCTTAATGCCGGCCCAAAGAAAGATGTGACATCAAGATTACCGAAATGTTCTTTCAGCTTATAATTATTTTCTCCGGAATCTATTTTTACCAATTCGACATAAACAAGCCCTGTCAAAGCTTCTACTACGTCAAACTTATACACCCGGTAATCGGCGTTCTTCACGTACTTTTCATAGTCCTTGAACATTGTACCGATAGTCAGGTTTGCCTCCGTTCCGGAAGAATCCCAGTCCAGACCGCCCGGATAAACTCCGGACAAGGGAATTCCCGCCAGCTCCTCGGTGCCATCATTCATTCCATACACAACGTTATTCTCGTCCACGAAATAGGCATCAAAAGCAACTCCTTTTGCGGCCATGATATTAGCCTTCAGACTTGAATCGAAATCCTCCAGCGTCCATACGTCATCTTTCGCTGAGTAGGATGTAACCTTGTTAGGCCCATATCCTGTAGCACCTTTGTTGGCCTCTCCACCAGACGGAGCATATTCAACAATCGTCTTGATCGGAAAGATACGAGCCGGTCTGTCATCGTGACACGCAGCCTGCAACGCCTCAGCGGTTACATTCTTAGGAAGTTTATATCCGTGCATTGCCAAGATGATGGCTTTTACCTTTCCCGGATCAAGTATACATTTTGAAGTACCGGTATTAAACTGAGCAACACCGGCGCATTCTCTAAATTCTGTCGCCATAACATTTAATATTTTTGATTGTTATTCTTAAATCTTTTATTTCTATTACATCAATAAAATCTCTGAATGGTTTACCATTAGCCTCTACTCCTTTTCTTCCGTAGCGATAATTCTCTTCGTAGTAATGAGGAATGCTATTATTATACTTATGCACCAGGTCAGGAGACTTATCGATACTTTTAATAAACGCATCATAAATAGGGCGAAGCGCCCCTTCGAAGGAGACCTTTTCCCGTTCTTCATTCGTATAATCCTTTAAGGTGTCTACCATGATAGCCAGTTCAAGAGTCGTTGTACGATCCTTTCCTGTACGATCCTCGGTATATGGAGAATAAAGACAGATAATAGGAAATCTTAATTTACTCATTTTAGGCGATTCAGCCCATTCGGTAAGTATACCGGCAATATAATCCCAATCACCAAACATATAGGAAATATTCTTGCCATAAATCCCGGATGTGGAAGAGACTATATCTCTGAATATATTATTGATTGACTTCATATACCCATTGTGTTTATTTCTTCCAACATACTCTTATCAAACTCAAAACCATCATAACCTTTATTACCACACAGATAACGGAATAAAGACTCATTCATCTCTACCATGTCATTCCATGCTGACACAAGGAGATTATTCGGATTAGCGCGATCCTCCGTTGAACCATATACGGTCCCTGTCGGAGTCTGCTTTACTCCACATCTTCTAACATAATGAAAATATACATAGTTAGCAAGCGGACTATACCCCTTTTCAGAAAGCTTCTCTTTAAGGGTATCCCATTTTTCGATTTTATCTTCGGCGGAATGAGAAGAAAGGTAATCCCAGAATTGACGGCTCATATCCTCACCCAGAACAAGCTGAAGATATTGTCTTTCATATCGGTCTATATATGATTGTAAGTTATCCCTCTCCGCAATACGAGTCGGAGAATCTGAATCTATATCCCAAATGATGCCAAGACTCAACATTCCAGTGAAATATGAACCGTCAATAATCATGAGTTAGTCTTTTTACGTTTTGTGAAAAGTTCTTCGCACCCTAATGCCTTAGCATCGTTTAGCAATTCGCTAGTCGCTTCAATTTTCCCTTCTGCATAAAACTTGCTGGCAAGAGGCATACCTACCATAACTTCCTCTCCAGTTTTATACATTGTACCATCCTTGATAAACGTTACCTTGTAACGCTTTGTCAAATTCATGTTATATTCTTTTCCCATATGTTAATTAATTGATTTTGTAATACCTTCAATTACAGTATTAAACTTATCTTTTACAAAAGCTGTTTTATACTGAGACTTGATATAGCACATCAATCTCTTTTCAGCAAGCACCGTTACGATATTCTTTCTGAAATCGTCATTTTCCCAGCCTAGTGAGATTGACAGATTCCATAAGTCACGGATGTTCAAATAAGAGAAATCTCCCATGATGAAATCGCCCTGTTTCACCGCGGTAGTAGTCTCAACTCTTAATCCCTGGATCAACTCATCGTTGTATCGGAATGGTCTCAAATACTGCCCATTAGCATCTTTCGTCAACTGCATTGAAGCGTAATCCAAAGGATTCATCAATACCAGGTTAGGGCGATAAGCCATTTCGCTAGTAGAAACGATTTGAGAATAAGCCGCTACAAGGGCATCAAACATATTTGCCTTGTCAATATAGAAGTTTGTCAAAGAGAAAGCTGGCATGTCTGCGGCTACCCCTTTAATTTCTCCAGACGATCCAGATCCTGTCAAGATCCCCTGTTCTTCTTTTATGCCAAGTTTATTCACCATTTCTGTTTGCACCTCATTCACAAAGCTTGGGAAGTCAGAAAGAGTTTCTTCTGTAAATTTAGCAGCAATAGCAACTTTGGCAGCTGTAACGGTTTTTTCCGAAAGAGTTGCATCCATCAACGGCTTTAGCCCACCTTCAGGAACCCATGCGGCATCACCATCCTTGCTAACGTATTCCGCATAAATAAGCGACCTGCTATTAGTCCCGGAAACACTTGCGTAATTACGAATTACAGTCTGAGATCTTGGATTTACAGATAAATTCGGATCAACCTCAACACCGTAATGAGGAGCCAGAGAACCAGAAGATATAACTGCGGCATCTTTTGTATTTACTACCAGATTCAACTCTAGCTTATTGCCAGGAGATGCTTTACATGCAGATTTCAAATCAACTGTAGAACAACCGGTTTGATTTTCGGTGATATAAGCTTTTAATTGTTCCCGAAGTTGATCTTCAATGGATTTTAACTTATATGTTCCTCCTTTTGTTTTTTCAGTAGCTGCCTTAATGCGTACAATAGTTTCCTCAAAGGATTTCAAACGCTCGTTGATAGATTCACTGTCTGCAAATCCCTTGACTTCTTTTTTCAACTCTTCAATAGACTGAGTTGCATTTTCAATTGACTCTTTCATAGACTTAGAATCAATTTCGTCTTTCATAAACTGCTCAAAAAGGGCTTCCATATAACCATCAAGTCCTTTAGAGAACACATCGAAAACTTTAGATTCGTCTTCCGACAATCCTTTAGTATCAAGGTAGTCTTTAAACTCAATCTTTTTCGCTTCTTTTCCCATACTTACTTTAATTTTAAATTTTTGAACATTGATTTTACCTTATTGCCGTGCATATCGGCTTTCTGTCCTTCAAGTGATGATTCTTTTCGATTCTCCGGCTTGAAAGATGAAAGTGATATTACCTTTGATATAATTCTCTGTATCTTCTGCTGCTTGGGTGCGGACAGCCCTGAGCACACTTCAGATATTTCGGCATTTAATTTCTCATAAGCTTTTTCAGCATCTTCTATAGATTTTAGTCCTAAATATTCTGTTTCTCCATTGCACCCAATAGAGACAACAGATATCTCATAAAGATAGACCTCTTTGACAATATACGCATCTTTCTCAGCGTCATACATGCATTTCTCATGCACATATTGATACCCAATGGAAAATTGATTTAATGTACCCGACTCAAGTTGCTTTATAGCCTGGTTGCCGCGCGGGACATCATCAATTACCGATTCAAAATAGAGACCCTTGCCATCCTCATTCAAGACAGTAAATCTCCCAATCGGTTCTTCCATGTCATGCATCCACAACATGATTATCTTGTCATTAGCCGCACTTTCCGGTCCCCGGTCCTGAATACTTTTTGAGAAGCACCCTTTTATCAGGATATCACCTGCTTTATCTTTATTGCCAAATACAGATGCGTACCCGCTGATCGTCCGACTTTCACCGTCATAGTTGACATCTTTTGAATTAATTGAGAATGTCTTATACTGCATCCCCAGCCTACCCTTATATTTATTAGCTTTATCCATTTTCAATAGAGTTATTTATTTTTAATTCACCTTTGGGGTTATCAGGATCAATATCAATGAACTTTGCCAGTTCATTTCTAGATTCATCAAGGGTTATTTGTCCTTTTTCGACCAACTGTATTAAAGAAGAAGACATTTTCTGAAATGCTGAAGAAGATGCCGACTTATCTTGCTGAAGACAATCAACATGAGTATAGTCCAGTTTTATAAAAACACCTTTGGGACAAATAGCTTCCGTCAGCGCTTCTGTCACTTTCTCTGAATCAGGAATAATAAGACCTTGATAAGCAGATTTCTCAGCAATACTTTTATTGTCATATTTAGACTCATCAAATAAGCTATAATCAATACCTATTGCATTGCAAATCTTTCTACTACACCGCTCGTCTTCCTCGTGAAGTTTGAGCTGGGATGAATCATAATTTAAAGGAATCCATCCCAACTTTATTTTTGATGTGAGGATAGGAAATTTATTGAGAATGCCATATTTCTCTTTTAATTTAGATTCCAAAGCTTCTTTCTCATCTGGAGTCATAACCTGATTACCCATTTTATCTGAATAATCAGAATAAATAATACCTTTAGGACCGCCATTTACAATTAACTGATAGCTAGCCGTCATTGCCGCTATCCAATTATTAACCGGCATAGAAAGTGAATCAGTGACAGACGAAAAATCAATATCTTGATTTACACCATTTATGTTAGCAGAACTATCATAGATTACAAAGTAATCTTCATCTGATAATTCCTCCTGCGAACCATTCCATTCAAGATATACTTTAGAAACAATATCTTCCAGATCATACTGGCGAAATAATTTACCAGAAGAAACCATGTGAAAAATCTGTGCAGGAATAACATACATTGCAAGCGGCAATGATTTTCTAGACGATCTTACAGTAAAAATAGGGCAATATCCAAAAAGCTTTAGAGACATCTCAATCTCTTTAAAAAATCCAGCCCTTGTTTGAAGTGGATTAGGACGTGATAATAATTCCCTAATGTTATTATATCCCTCTTTTTCGTTTCCGTCCTTGTCTGTAACATATATTCTCCCATTTGCAAAGAGAGAACCGACTTTATTTATAACAGTAGAGAACGGAGTACACACAAGAAGAGAGTCAGCTTTATCTTGATCTAAAGTTAGATCATAGTCATTTCTAATTTTACCTGATGGTGAGAAGAAATTGGTAAGATACCAGAAATTCCCTTTAGAATCCTTTTCAATAGCCTTTACCGCCTCCCTCATGGAAGGAGCAGATATATTAATCTTTTTTTGAAACCAATTTCCTAATTTAAGCATAAAAAGAATGATTATCTGATTTGAGATAACCATTCCCTACGAGATGAAGTGGTCTTTACGGATATATATGCTAACAAAAAGGCTGATAGCATAAAAGTTATAGGTTCCGTGCATCTTCACACGAAGGGATTGTTATCCTCACCGCAAATATAGAAATTATTTCTATTTAGTCCAAATAAAAATAGATAATTATTTTATGCAATTATATCATACTTGAAGATTTCACACGAGAACATATACAAGACAATACATACATGGCTTCAAAACTATTAATTCCATCATAATCAGACATGTTAGCTATTATAGCAAAAAACGAATTATCGGCTTCAGGGAAACGAATATTCTTAATAATAGATTGGTATGATTCAATCATACTTTTCTTGTCCGTTATCTCTTCTCTTACCCACAAGTTGTAATCTATAAGTTTTCTATAATCATCTGCGTAATGTTTCATCTCAAGAGGAATCTCCATTTGTACATTCCCATCAATTTTATTAATGAGAGAATCAATAGGAATCAATGAATCAGAGAACAAGCAATCAAGCAGAAATATTTTTTTGTCAACAACACAATAAGAAACCATTATAAATAATCCGTTTATATTTGGATGTATTTCAACAAATACTTGATTATCGGTCCCTATCTCCTCTTTATTGTAGTATAAGACATCTATTTCGCCCCTCATTTCTACAGTTCCAGTAAGAGCGTCACAGGCATCATCATGAGCATTTTTCCCTTTCTTTCTATATGTTTTCAATTGAGATGAGAACTCCGGCCATCTTCTTTCCCAATCAGTAGGAAAATAAGTAAGATTCATCACTTCGGAAGATCTGGTAAAGATGCGAACCTCTTTGTTTTTTGACTGATGAAACCAACTTACTTGAGTTTTGGGATTGCCAATCATCCGCATTTGTTTCTCTATATTCCTAGCAAATCCTCTCCCTCCATTATTACTTTCTATATTAGCTTTGGATATTTGGTCCTTAGTAAGCATTTTGGCTGTTTCCGGCTCGGTAAACTCCATCTCTTTTTGCGTAAAAAGAACATCAAGAATGAAATTCCCTATCTCGGTGTCAACATAATCAATAGAACATAAATAATCACTTCCCGTATCAGCTGTATCTGTGTAGTTCTTTCTTATTGCTCTGTTAGTTACTGGAATAGTCTCATAAGTCTTAAACTTGCCATACATTAATCCCTCCATAGGAGTCGGATTCTGCATATATTGAGTTTCAAAGACATAACTGTTTACCTTTTGCATTCTATGCAACTCTTCGAGTGTATGCTTAAATTCCCATAAAGCTTTCTCTTCCCCATTTTCATACACTATTGCCGGAAGGGATAAAACAGTCCATTCACCCGGCTCATTTTCCATCAGATATCCGCAGAGATCATGCTCATGCAGCCTTTGCATAATGATTATAATAGGAGTGTTTCTTGAATTAACACGATTTCTTATAGTTGTCTCAAATCTTTGGTTCACCTTTTCTCTAGGAGTATCAGATATTGCATCTTCAGGTTTAACAGGGTCATCAATAATCAATGCCCCAGCAAATCTAGGAGACGGTTTGAACTCTTCCAATGCTTTAGATAAATCGTCCTTATCATCAACGGCGCCGGCCCCAAAACCTGTAACCTGTCCTCCTGCGGCTGTGGCATACATTCCTCCGCCTTCTGTCGTATACCACTTCTTTTTGGCATCGCTTGTTCTCTTGATGTCCACATAAGGGAATACACGCTTATACTCTTCCGACTTAACTATATCCCTTACCTCTTCTGAATTATCATTAGCCAGATCATCCGAATAAGATAAATGAAGGAATTTTGCAGATGGATTGATTGCAAGCCCATATGAGATGAAATTCTTTACTACTAATTCTGTCTTGGAATATCTGGGAGCTATATTTATTATTAGCTTTTTTATCTTTCCATCAATCACATCATCAAGAGCCTGACATATTTTTACGTGATGGTCATTTACTACAAATTTGCGACCGAATCTTGCTTTAAAGAAGTATCTCGTATAATTTAATGTCCCTGACAAGCAAAATGCCCGTATGTAATCATATCCCTCTCCTGTCATAAGTCCTCTATGATTCGTTTGGCTTCCTCTTTGGTCATCGGGGAAACCATGTTTACGTTTACATCCTGTGGTGAATCGTAACCGAGCATCTTGCAGATACGCTCGATAGCTTTAATCTTATCGTAAAGCTCTACTTTCACATACTCCACATCGACGATCTCCGGATCTCCGATTGTACCGATGTTCTTCTTCAGAACTTTCGTTGATATGCTCCTGATGGCAGCCTTGTCCCTTTCTGAAAGAGCTTCAAAATCCTTCCTTTTTATCCACGTATTATGCATGCTTGCGATTGACGAAAAGGCAATACCGGATAATTCCTGCAAGATACGGTCTTTGGTCACATCCGATCTGTCTTTCAGTTCCTTTTGCAACTCCTCGACCCTTGCCAAAACCTTGTTATTTTTTAGCAGTACTGATGCTCTTTCCCATACAGTTTTATCAGCCCAATTTTCACTACTTGGATATGCACGACGATATGCCTCGGATGCGTTTCCGCACTCTATATAGTAATTACAAAAATTTTCTTGTTTTATTGATAATCCCATGTCTTTTCGTCAGATTAGCTACATGCCACTTGACATGTAGCACAAAGTTAATGATTTAAATTTATTATTTTACATTTTTAGCCCAGATTAGTGCATTATACCGAGAACAAGCCCATAACTTTACTTCCCAGTCTTTATTTAGCATCTTTTCTTTCATTGCAGCCTTCAAGCATTCCGCCAGAAGGTTATTGTCTATTCTTTGGTTCATAATCTTAGTCTATTAATTCAAATTCATAAGCAAATACATAAGGATTAGATGCAAACATTCCTTTGCCTGAGACTTTATCTATCAGGGCAGAAAAGGCTTCTCTAGGACTTCTTTTCATATCTTGCCAACTAAACATCTCAAATCTGTCTGATAAATCATATTTAAAAACTGTTCCGTCTTTAGTATATTTTATAATCCCTTCTTTCAAACAGTCCGCTTCCGATATGTCCTGTAGGCGTTCCACTTTCACCTCTGTAATACGGATGTGATGTGGCATTAGGTCTGCCTTTACAAACATCTTGTTAAAGAAACCGCTTCTCTTTGGCATTATAGGATATCCATCTTCGTCCAATCCAAAATCGGGCATATTACCACAATCTTTATAGCTTTGTGCAATGGCGACTATTTCGCCAACTTTATATCTGGGGAAAATTTGTCCGCCATCAATCATACGTTCATCTTCGTCATACATACATATTTCAGTGACTTCACCAGAAGGTCTCTTACAAACAAAATATCCTGCAACGTTTACACCTCTAAACTTTAAAGGATAAGTAACTATTCTTCTCGTCATAGTCTTTAGACCATCCAAAACAGCCTGTGTCAAGCCGTATTCATCTGAAAACATAATTTTTTGCATGGCTATGCCTCCTTCTCTAATTGTTTCACAATCTTAAAATAATCCTCATTACTCAAAACCTTTTCCGCAGCATCAAGCACTGTGTTATATCCGTTACAATAAGCCAGATCTGCAATTTGACTTATTATAAGTTTATTAATGTAATCCTCTTGCAACTTTAATAGTCTTTCTCGGCAACGGGATTTATTAAGTTCTCTATTCATTTTATTCCTCCTTGATTAATTCCGGGTTATCGTAGATATTACCTGCAATCTCTTCCGTTACATTGTAATAACAGAATGGCATTATTTTGTGGTTCCATTCCCCGATATACCCAAAGCATCCGTCTTTTATGGATACTTCATTGTATATATTTTTATCTCCATTGTTGCCTATGAATAAGATATCCCCTTCATAGACCTCCTTACCATTCTTGTCATACAAGCCGGTGAACTGGCCTACGGTATCTTCTTTAACACCAATACCATTGATTTGTACCGGAGAAATTGTTTTTGGGATATTAATTCTATGAACTAAATCACCATAAATCCATTCGTCATTTAAGACGGACTTCCCTCTGAATTTTATTATACGATTCATTTTATACCTCCATTATTTTTAACGCTTTCTGTATTCCAGCTTCTAATGCTTCTTCGTAAGTATCCCACTGACCACCATCGTTAGGGCCGTCAAATATACCGGCAGCTATAAAAGTTCCATTATCAGCTTTGCATATATCATAACCATAACCGCAAGCATTTCTAACGATGGAAATATGCAGGTTCTTGGTTTCACGTAGCCACTTTTGAGCGACAGACTGAGTAGGGTAATGATAACTACTGAATCCTTTCTCTGTCAGCGACTTGAAAGTATCCAATGTTACAAATTTTTCGTCCATAATTAATTCTCCGTTTTAAGTTCTTTCAATATTTTCTTCGCTATCTCATAATGATTCAATTGCCAACTGGCATAAACATCATCTGTGTATTCATCGTAATGGTTGGCATATACGTATGCGTTCAAGTTTTCACGAAAGGATTCACCGTCTAAACCTAAATCATCACAATCATCGTACATTCTCAATTCATGAGCCACCTCCTTACATTCTTGATGTGTAACAAAGTCATCTATGGTTCCATCATAGACATTTGTCTGACGGACATATTTTTGTCCTATCGCTATCTTTTCACAACAAAACTCACACCTATGTTCTTTCTTGGCTGTTGGATAAGTTTCTCTTAGTATTGTTGGCATAGTTATTCTCCTTTCTTCACTAATTCCACTTCTGTCGGCTCGTCATCTTCCCAACTTACTTCGGGAAACAGGGCGGTATCAAGTTTAATCCAATCAAGCATAGTTTTGGCTGGTTGCCAATATCCACACTCATCAATCTTTACGGGTCGTGCATTGAAAAGGCACAAATCACCGTCTTTGTCTCTTGTTACATACATAACTTATCCTTTATAAGTTTAATTTACTTAATATCTACTCAATAATTTGTAAAACATTCGTTTCTTCTCGATGTATTTAAGTCCGTTTCTGCGAAGTCCCCTTTTAGTCTTGGACACAATCATTTGACAACCTCTAACGCCAACATATATGAAACCCGAATGACGACTTTTAGCTTCTTTAAAGGCCCACCAAATCGCTTCACGACAATATCTGTAACTATCATTTTGAACGCCTTCATAGCCTTTTCGCATTATGAAATGTCCAATTTCGTTAGCTTCTTCTTCTGAATAGCAAATTGTAAATATATTATTCATCTAATTCTCCTTTCTTTAGTTCCTCACAATGTAACTTATAAGCATGGGCAAACATTTTCAAAGTAACAGGCTCAAAAGCAAAGTCTGCTTGCTTGCCTTCTACTACAACTGAAACACATAAATCTCCATCACAGAAATCAATATATGCTACAGCATCATTTATCCCCTTTATAGAAACAGTTTGGGATTGTATAGTATCATTCATGGTCAATCTCCCTTTGATTCAAGAGGAGGGATTGGCATCCAATGGGTTGTATCCCAACCGCTAATCGTTTCATAGGAATAATTATCACTCCAGAAATATGCATCGCTATTATCGTCTGTATCCAAAACTGCAAGCCTCACTGTACCATCTTTAAGCCTGATTAATACAGGATCTCCTAATTCCGGTAACCTGTCCTTTACGCTGATCCACGGAGATTGCTTTGATTGCCATTCAGCACCATATTTAAAAGCCTCTTTTATTAATTTCATGTTGATTAATTTTTCATCATATGGCATTTCGTAGCAATCTTCTGCTGCTTCTTTTGCTGCTTCTTCTAATGTCTGTTTCATAATTTATTTTTTTAATTATTCATCTTGAAAATCATCAATCTCATATTCCCATTCCATTGCATCCGCTTCTCGAATATTATCACTAAGCCATTCTTTTGCGTTTTCAAGCTCATCATCCCATTCAGGTACATCACCACCTTCATCATAGGCTTTAGCTAATTCATTATAAACTTCGTCAGGGACTTCAACATTTCCAAGTCCAACTCGATAAGTTACTTTGATTGTTAAATCTTTAATATTCTTCATATTTCCTCCTCTCTTCTAAATCTTCATCATCTATATCTAATACCAGCCCTCCATTAAGAACATGTTCCATCATCCCTTTAGATAGCTTCATTGTCTGTTCAAGTGTAGGTCTTTTCCACCTAAATACTCGAATGTAATCCGGCACATTCTTAAAGGACCTTGTATGTTGCATTAACCCACCACAACTACATCTAATAATAAAGGGAGTAACACCTTTGTCTGCGTATGTGGTAATTTTATTACGACCACATTTTTCACACTCATATAAATCATACGTTCCGCGACCATCGTATATTTTAGCATCTTCAATGGTTGATGCCATTTTTGTATATCTCTTTGTTATATCTTTTTTTTTGTCCATATCCGTATTTTAAGTAAATGTTTGATTTTCTCATGCGCCGATTTCATCGCTTCATCAGAAGCCTTTTCGAAAAGGCTATCTGCTATATGAAAGTCTTTTTTAAAGCGATTATCAGGAACAACATATATTGTATCTGTTATTTCTGTAATCCGTTTTATGGGAAACACAGTCAGATATACATTCTCGGTTTTACAGCTTGCTACTATGACAACTGTAAGAATTAATAATAGTTTCTTCATTTTTGTTTTGTTATTAGTTAAAATATTCACTACAAACAAATCCCTTTCGCGGAATGAAGTCTTTAAATTCACAACTTCTAAAAATCCACTTCTTATCAGCCCATCCGGCTAAATCCTTTTGCCATTGAGGAATAATTTGACGAGGATTATTTAAGTCCCGGTAAGGCTGACAATGCGGCAAGAACCGACCACCTTTGTTCTTCCAATGATTGACACGCTCAAACGATTCTTTAAAGTCATTCAGCAGAATACAGTAGAAGAAGTATTCGCCTTTATACCCGTATTTGTCAATCAAATCCGTAGCCCGTTCACATTCTGCGATTTGTCCCGGTGTGTCACAACCGAACCGAATACGTTTTATCCACTTCACTTTAGCGAGTAGCCGGGCAATATCATCTGTCACTAAGCGGGCGTCTAAACCTTGATTGAAGTCTACACGTACTCCTATGGAGATAATCTTTTCAATCTGCTGCAAACCGTAGTCGGATGCAAGTATGTTGTTATCCATGAGTATGATGTTTTTCTCCCATTGACGGCTATCTCCTCAATATCCATGTATGGGGTAATCTTGCCTTCTTTAACAGGAACTACACACCATTTGCATTTGTTAGGGCAACCTCTTGTCAAAAAGCCATAAGCCAAATTCTTATCAACATTATACAGATCGTAATCAGGAATCATTCTATCAATTTCCGATAGAAGAACCTTTTTTATGTCATACCCTGTACCGCCTTTCTCGATCTGATCAGCATTAGTTATCCATTGCCGGTAATCCTCTGTAAAGCTGAATACTTTAGCCATATAAACTTTATCATAATGATCGAAAGGATTATACCAATCAACTTTGTCACCTCTTGCCTTATGATAGCTGCTTATCTTCATCAAGGCAAGATTAGGATAATTGCTATCCACAGCCAATAATCCAATATTCATTTCTATTTTGTTTTACACTATTAATATTTTTCTTTTCTCTATACGAGCTTTATCAGGATCTTTGTCAGGAGCAAACCATACAAGATACCATTCGCCATTTGCAAATCCTTTCCACATTTTACCATCATATACTCCTGTTGGCATTGAAGTGGAATATTCTGCTAAACCTTTAAAAGTCTGCTCACTCATAAGAGCATGAGTATCATCCAATTCAATAAACCTTCTGTGAGGCTGTCTCCAACTCCGACCTAATGGATCAGTGATTGGAGGTATTATTTGTTCTCCGTTCATAACTATTCATTTTATATACTTGTATCAATTCAATGCTTCTGTACGCTGGATGCAGTTCTGATATGCGTTGCTCGATTTCTTTCTTTGATAAACCTAATGGAATCTTTATTTTATCTTCTGCGCATCCAGCTACGACTTCTGGTATCGAATATAGATAGCGAACTATCCACTCTGTTTCATGCATACTTGGTTTATTAAAATGGATTTGTATTCCAATAGTTACGCCAATGCCCGAAACAATCACATCGGTTTCCGTCATTTTCCTTACGAACAAAAGCTAGATTGTTTCTATCAATCAATGGCTTATTGTAAGGGTATTGTTTGACTCTGATTTTATAGGCTCGTAGAGCAAGCCTACGGTTCTTTATTTTATTCATTACGCTTCTTGTTTTTATATTCTTTTAAGTTCATAGATTGTTCTTTAAATGGTTATTTAATTGTCTTTAAAAGCACCGGCTTCTGATGCGATGCCAGGTAACCTCTCGTCTGAAATCTTGCGGATGGAAAGGCTTGTCACATGTATGCCAGCCGAAGTGCATTCGTTTATTCTCCTCTTGTCTGTAGGAATCTATCTCATACTCAATATCCCTCATCTTAATCTGCAACAGATCATCTTCCATCACCATCTCTTCTGGATCGTTATGGGAGTCCTGCCCACGTACAATGAGCAGGACTGCGACTACCTTTGAACAGTTCATTCTTGCTTTTTCTTCTCGTCCGAGAATTCAGGATTGGCGTCTTTGTCAGCTGTATAAGGATATACGTCCATGATAGCTGTTTCTACGACTGAGGGCACCTGATAGTCTGCTATTGTGCCTTTCATGCCGGCATCAAGGTTCTTCTTCGCCCGTTCGAGGTCCGAAGCCTGTACCAGCACATAGGTGCTTGTCTTCTTCTCGGCTCCGCTCTTATCATCCAGGGTGATGAAGGATAGCTTACATTTAAACCAACGATCATCGCATTCAGCATCGCTGGGGAATATCTCGCTATAGCCAGCGCGTTTGATATCAGAGACAGTAAACTCTCCGGAGATGAAGGGAGTCATCTCTTCTATTATCCGTGCTTCCGCTTCCGTGAAGCTGAGAGCATCTACCAGGTAGGGTTCAGTTACTTTTTTCTGCATTCCGTTTTCCATTACCTTTTCGTAACGGATCTTACATTCAAACCATGTGTGCATTCCCATAATTATTTATCTTTTTCAGGTTCGTCAATATATTTATCAGCAAAACGGTCAAGCGCTTTGATACACTTATCCGGAAGCTGCTTTGCTGTATCATTCGTCTTGATATAGTCAATCGTGCCACCGACACCATAGATAAGAAGCATTTCTTTGGTCGATGGAATGAAAATACTCGCCATCGCTGCTATTACACCACAGACAAAAAAGCGTTTTAACCATTTAAAAAAATTGTGTTTTCCACCCTCATCTTCTATTATATCACCTTCCGTTACCAGCAGAGTAAACAGCATGATAACGATAACTATCAAAGCTACAATCCATACGACCATAAAGGCGGTGGACAGGTTACCAACTACGGTCATCCAATAAATTTCATTCATAATGTAAAAAAATTAAATTATTAATATTTGAGGTTATTTTTTCTCTTCTCAGGTTCTTCATATTTCCAGCCGTTAAGCCGGTAGCATCCTTTGCGTGCTTCTTCACTGGTGGGGAATTCACCAACCTTGTCTACCTCGAGGATATCTCCTATCTCCAACCAGTGATAAACTGCCCACCGGCTACCGATGGGAGCATATGAGTATTTAGGACACCTGATCTTCTTTCTTTGGTTCCACATAGAATGTTTCATCTTGTACTACGACCATACCACATTTAGCCAATTTTTCTGCTACCTCTTCCTTGTCGTCGTCACCGCAGCGATCTATCAGCAGCTTGATGAAGGCAAGGAGACAGTCTGAGCCGTTTCCGAAGTTTTACTGGGTGGAGAACTGGGTCTTGTCTACATCTTGTTTCAGCCTTCGTATAGCGGCTATCGCTGTGTTGAAATTGTGCTTGGCATCGTAACGCAAATCATAGCCCTGTTTTTTCATTTCACTTCTCATGTCAAGGAGAAGAGTTTCTACGACATCTGTCAACACATACGTCAAGTTGAGAGTCGTATTAAGATTTGTTGTTCCTATTAGCATAATTTATGTGTTTATTAAAAAACATACATCATCACCTTCGGGATGATCCTTTCAGTTCAATGACGTTAAACATTTCTTTTACCCTATCAGCGATATAATCACCATATTTGTCTCCAAACTCTGTATTTGGATCGAGATTGGTTGTAACATGGGTGATAAACTCCCTTCTGACTTCGTATCGAAGTTGTAGAATGGTTTGTATGACATTTATCCCGGTCCCGTAATGCTTTGAATCTGTAGGTTCACGTCCCAATTCATCAATAGCCAGATTACACATATATTCACGATCAGTAAACCGAAATAGCCCGTTCATACCTTTCTCTGCATACATGAGAGATATTTCTACCGCACTAGTAAGCCTAAAACCTATTTGATCGTTGTTACATCCGTATCGTAAACGGTTGATCTTGCCTAAATAACGCTGTAGCCCTTTTATTAAAACAGACTTGCCAACTCCAATAGGTCCCCACAAGAGCAAACCTTTTGAGGAATCAAGCATCTTACTTCTGCCCAATACATAATCATACAATTCGGATAATAGGACCTTGTTGCGTTCGTCAATGATAAATCCCGGTTCTACTTCCTTCATGGAGTTAATAAACTCTTTTTTCCAGAAGTGTTCTACTCGATCCTCATTCCATGTTATCTCCTTTCCTTTGATGTGAAATTTAACCGAAGGAGATTGATTTGATTCCGGCTGGCTTAGCTTCACTACCGGAATTATCTCCCCTATTGTTCTGATTGTTTCCATTATTTCTTTCTATTTGAAAATCATTCTTTTCCCATGTCCTTACTGCTGCCTTCCAGTCTTTCATCTTAGACCGCCCGACCATCCAACCGTTAGAAGTATAATGATCCAACCACTTCTGTGGATCAACATTGTTTTTTCTTTCTATGCAGTAGGCAGAAACTTCTTCAATAGATGGAGGAATAAACTTTCTAGTTTTTACGGTTTCCCCTATATTATCTTTTTGTTTAGTTTCTATTTTAGTTTTATATATATAGTCTGGCGCATTGGTTGGCTGATTGGTTCCCATATTGGTTGGCAGATTGGCTGGCGCATCTACCGTCTTTTGGGCTGGCTTATCTACCGGAAATTTTACGGTAGTTGAATTCACAATCGAATTCTCAAAAGCTTTTTCAAAAGAATACAATCCTACCACCCTTTTACTTTTACCGGATTTATAATAAACCAATCCAGCGTTAATCAAAGAAAGCCTGGCACGGACAAGAGTTTTTTCATCAATATTTAGAGCACAACAGAGTTCAATATTCGAGCAACTGAAAACGTCCTCCCAACCCTCGCTATTACAAACGGCAACTAATTCGTGGAATAGTGCCTGTTCGGTAGCGGTAAGCCGATTACGTCTTCGTGCTTTTCTCATTTTTTCTGTTAATGTATATCCGTCCATAGTTTTAATACGCATGAATACAAATTCTCTTACTATCAGCGACAAAACGCCGTTTGAGTATAAAACAGTAGGCAACACGTGGATTTCCCTTAGCTGTGGGAACAATAGTTCCATTATTGCATTTTGCGCAAGTATCTGGGCGGATAACTTGCTTGTCTGATTTCTTTTTCATATCTATTTTCCTTTTAAATAATCTGTTACTACAGCGATAAATTCTTCCAAGGAGCGAACGATAACATACTTCGCTCCGATACTATCAAATTCCTTTTGATAGGCTTTTTGGTGATCGCTTTGTCTCCCTGTCTTAGTCTTTAATTCAATTCCCATAAAAGGATAATACTTGTTAGGGATTAACATAAGTAAGTCAGGGAAACCGGCACGTACTCCCATCTGTTTAAACTTTGCAGCTTCGATAGCATTCCGTTTACCGCCATTAGGAGAATGATGCAACCTTAGCCTATATTGAGGATATTGTAAATCGAACCAGCAAACACAAGCTCTTTGCAAATCATCCTCTTCATGTTTTGGCTTCTTGCGGATGTTTTTACCGCAGTACTGGGCTTTCATTTCTTCGAATGTCATGGCAACCTTTCTCCTTACTCCTTTGGAGTTTCTTTCTAGTTTTACGAATCATATCTTCATCTCTCAAATTGTACCCTCTAATGAGGATTTCTGACGTTTTCAAGCACCGGACTATCGTCTGGTATTCTTGTTTGGTGATTGTTATTTTCATGTGGGGCAGTTTAGGAGTCGAACCTAAATAATTGCATTTGCAATACATAAAGCACTTCGTACGCTTTCTTTATGCTCTCTTTACCATTGAGAATACCTCCCCATGTTCGCCCGCCAATCTTCACAGACAAGCAGGCTGGGGTAAAAAGGTTAACAAAGCTATCTCAACAGCTCGCTCTTACGGATTATAGCCCTACCAGTGACGATAGTATTCTCCGTATTGTGAGATAATGTACTTTGCTTAATTCCTATCTGATCCTCGGACAAATGGCGAAATATACCCGTTACCGAACTGAAATAATAGTTCCGCTTCTCGAAGATCAGGTAGATATGGATTACTTTAGTTCTACGCATTTCGCATAACTTTTATTTCAAAACTTCCAAATAGCTGTTATTTGGAATTATACAAATTCTTTGTTTCTTTCAATCTCTTGCTGAGCATAAATCAGCATTTGATGTTCATTTGCGGCAGGCAGATAAATGCCTGCTTGCGCTGCACTCCAATTACGAAAACGATCAATAGATAAGGTCATCTCACCTGTTGTCAGTTCGGCAGAACTGCGCAAATAGGTTACTTCTTGACCTTTCTTGTTGATCGTCTTTCTCTCAAATAAATCACGGTTGCAAGTCCTCTTATAAAAATCAATCTTAACTTCATCAAGGCTGCAACCGTATTCACTACCGAAATACCCTAAAAGAAGATGCAAATAAGAATTTTGGGCAAGTGTGCGGTTGGGTAGCTTCTTCTTCACCTCTACCACCGCACGCTCTTTAAACAGCTTGTTTACATACTCTTTAAACTTGGGTATCTGATATTCATTCTTCAAGTCGAATAGCATAAATTTAGATATTCAATAATACTAATTCCTCATTTAAGCCATTATTCCTTAATATAGAAGAAAAGATAGACACGGCCTTTTCTTCTGTATCTATCTTTACCCCATCCAATGTATAGCAATATTTATCAGAATAGTTGACTTCAATATACCGATGAATGCACCTATGGGCTTTTCGCGTTAAAAGGAATATTGAATAAGGAAAATTATAGTTCCAATGATGGGCTTCTTTCCCTTTTGTATCATATCCCCTAACTCTTAATCGTCGGGAAATATTTGCCTCTAATGGACATACAGACCTTATCTGGCGAAAAGCTCCATTATATCCCAATCGTTTGAATTTTTCTCGGCTCCTTTCCCTTTCTTTTTGCATCCATCTTTCATCTAAAGAAAGAGTATTATACCTGTCTTTAGCCTCCATTTTGGTACACTCTTTGCATTTGTTTAAATGACCATCAGCCATTTGGGAATGACGATAAAAATCTGACAAAGGTTTAATGATACCGCATTTAAAGCACTTCTTCGTTTCCATACATTTAGAAATTAAAAAGGAAGTTGGTCATCCTTTGCATTACCATTTGCATCAACCGTAGGTGGAAAGTTCTGCGGTTGTTGCTGATAATTCGGTTGTGGTGCCGGTTGTTGTACCGATGCACCCTGTGGCGATTGAGTAGCAGTGCCACGTGCCTCTATTTTATAGCACCGAATAGAAGCCATACGCTTAAGTTCTCCATCTTGATTCGTCCAAGAACGTCCTTGTAGTACGAATGACACGGTAACAACATCACCTTGACTAAAACGGTCAAGATCAGCACATTTATCTCCTGAAAACTCTAAGGGAATAACATTCTCATACTCGCTACGCTCACCTGTATAAGGATCATAAGTGGTAGCATCTAAAATAAATTCCCGTTTAGTAAATGAGGAACCACCGTTTTTCGATGGAATTTGAACGGTTTGCCCGATTTCGATTATTCTTCCAGTTATTTGATTTGCCATTAATTTTCTCCTCCAAATATTTTTTTATCAGTGATCAAACTTTTGTTTTCTTCCAAGAACCGGATAAATTCCTCACAATGATTAGTAAGAATAGGTATGTCACGTTCCGGGTTGAAAACGTATGTTTCCGTATAGGTATCTACCACATAACCGCCCTTGTTAAACTCTACGATATTGTACTCAAACGTTCGCACATCTGACCCGTTCTGCATCAGGGCGTATGGATAAACCAAATGCTGGTGATGGTCTTTGAATTTTCCTACAGTGTAACTGCCGGTTGTCTTGATGTCATGAACACTGGTAGGCATCAGTTCATCAATTAGACCGTAAACTAACACATTGCCGTATGCGGTCGGTAGGATTGCTTCTACCCTCTGCTGTGTTAATGCACCTTTGAAATAATCAGCAAACTCACGGCAAAGAGAAATAGGGAATACAAACTCACGATTGTTATAAATTGCTTTTATTGAGATTACCTTTTCACGCTCTTCTTCTTTGTAAAAGGAGCAATTCTCACAATGGGTATTTCTGCAATTAAACCCAAATGGTTTATTACAAATTGTATTTACGAATTTTTGTTTAACACTTTCAATCTGCATAGATTCTGACTTTCGATTCTCAACCATGCAATCAATGATTTCATTGAAAGCTGTGCCACGGTCGGCAGCTTCACTATCGAACGGTTTGCGGTTGATCCGGTCTATCAGCTCTTGGAACTGCAACTCGTGAAATTCTTCAGGGGTGTGGGGAGGATTTTCACTCCATTCCCAGTACTTTTCCCAAACAATATCACTATTCAAATACCCCAAAAAAGCATCAAGGATAGTTGCATAGAAGCGATACTTAGGCTGCTGCATCACTATACGTTTTAGTTTCGCTATTATAAGTAAGCCCCAATGACTTAACTTTTGCAGCAAAGAGATTACGAGCCATTATCAAGGAACTACCAATGTGGTCAAACTCATTAATATGAGAAGCAAAATTATTGGCAGAATTTGCGTCAGTGATGAACTCGATGCTTTCTTTGATCTCTTCTATCACCTTATTGTATTTATCGCTCTCTGCTTTCTTTTGAGCTAACATAGAAAGATAAGGGTTAATTACTTGTGTAGTGATAAAATCATTCTTTGCTGTAGGATTTCCGTTAGCATCCAAATTCGTAGGAACTTCCATCACTGATGGAAGATTACAGGTATTCTTACCGTCATTACGGTTAGTCGGGTCAAAGGTTATTGTACATTTTACTTTGCCGTTTTCATTCTTAGCTTCCATATAACCAAGTAAATCCAATTCAGTAACAATAGAGTTATATGATTTCTCCCGTAATGCAGGAATGAATACTGTATCGTCACCCTCTTTTCTTGTGTCACGGTGAGCGACAAAGATTATATTTTTGTTCAAGTTAGAAAGGTTTCGAACAAATCCGCTAAACTCTTGATTGATACCACCCCAGTCTCTTATCTGCGGCTGACGAGTTCCACATTTATAGGAGATAATATAATCCATCATTTTTCCAATAGTATCTACTACTATGGTCTGATAAACTGATAAATCCTCTTGCAATACCTGTTGAACATCATTCCAAGATGTTATCTGTACAATATCCACTCCATTTAAATGAGACATATTTACACGTTTTACACCATTATCAAAATCTAGTAATAACGGTTTCGGAGCGCTCAAAGCAGTTGTAGTCTTTCTCATACCTGCCTGTCCGTAAATCATCATCTTAATGGTTGACGGAATCACTAATTCATTACTTTTCTTAATAAGACTCATAACTATATATTATTTAAAGTGGTTAAAATAGTTCCCGGATACCGAATCAACGGACACCGGGATTAAATCAAGATAATTTGCGGATAACCTCACCGCCATATGAATTTCTAGTTAGTTCTATAAACTCATAGACGGTAAACTTATCATTATCTACATCTATACCTTTATCCCTACAAAAAGACTCTCTCCCAGCTTTACAGCTCCCAGTAAGCACATGATGCCATATAAATAATTCCTTAGCAGAGTATTTTTTTGAAAAGTCAGAAAAATACTCTTTAAACTTATCAATTCTTTCCTCTTCTGTACTATCATCATAAAGCTTTTCTTGCAAAGATTCAAATGCCTCGTGTAGAGTATTACCATGAGAAAACTGATCATTCCCTTTTACTATAAAACAAGGAGTAAGAGATAAGTCGGAACCGAGGATAAATCCTTTTGCAATGTTACCTTTTACATTTGTAATTATAGTAGGTATATTATCTACTATATAAATAGTATTCCCATTTACAGATTTTATGCCATCGCCATAGCCAGAGCCAGAGCCATAGCCATAGCCAGAGCCATAGCCAGAGCCATAGCCATAGCCAGAGCCATAGCCAGAGCCAGAGCCAGAGCCAGAGCCATAGCTAATACTCAGAAACTGTTTTATTCTATCTTCCATCACCTTGCCCATACTGAAACACTTTCGATAGATTTAACAGATTTATCTGAGCACGGAATAATCTCAATTGCATCCAGAATCTCTATCTCTGGAACCGTAACAGTGAATTTACATTCACCTGGATTAGTCGTACCATTGATCGCTAATTGCGATATGCTAGCAGCACCATCCCAATACCATAATCTACGACAATTTTCGAGCTTAACTTCTCTACCATTTCTTTCTACTAACTCCCCAAAAAATACACCGGAATGATCTCCTCTTACAATTACTTTCTTTTTCATGATTATATATTATTAAAGTGGTTAATCAAAAAGCCCCGAACAGCAAAGCCATACGGGGATAATTCAAAACTTAAATAGCGGACTGGATACCGCACGGAGTCCTTACTCCGGGATTATAGTTAAACAATAGATTATTTTCGTTTTTGAAGGCATTTCAATATATTACCATTTTCTATAGCCTTCATTATTTCACATCGCTTATAATAAATGTATCCTTTGGGCTTGGTAATAATATTACCTTCTTCATCTGTTACAACTTCGATTCCAAACTGATAAGGAGATATAAATCCTCTCTCTTCCAAATTTTCAAGAACCATTCGACCACCTGCGTATTTTTCAGCTTTTGACTTTGGTACTACTATAGATGGATTGTTTAGAAAATCATCCCTCCATTTTTCAAAAGCTTCAATTCCCACTTTTAGGCCTTGATCTATAGCGTATTGTACAACAGCATCCATAATTTAATAGTTTCTGACAACCTGAATATATCCGGCTTCTTTATTGTTCACCACTTTATATAAAAGTTGTCTCTTTTCAATAATTCTCTCTTCTCTAGCTTTTCTATTCAGTTCGATAGTGATTCTACGTATTTTTAATAACATTTCATCGCTATGACCAAATTTAATAGCGTCTTCTTTCTTTAGAAGTTTTTCTTCTATACGTATCCTTTCCTTGCTTTTATCAAATCCTTTTTTTCCTTTTATTCCTTTCATAATACAAATATTTAAATATTAATTTGTGGACAATAAAGGAATCGAACCTCTTTTTCACCCGTGAGAGTACGTTCTAACCATTAAACTAATTGCCCGTTTGCCTGTATCACTTTAGATACAGGGCTTTACATTGAAATACAACAGATATCAATATTCTCACGAACGACGATATCTCCTTAAAGTATATTTTTATTATTTTCATTTTTCCATTTAAAAAGGGATGCACTATCTTCACAGACAATACACCCCGAACACACAAACACAAAATAAAAACACGACAAAACAAAAAATTTTAAGTAGCTAATTACTCTTCTCTCTCTAGTCTCTTTTTGTTTTTCTCTATGCACACTTGACACAATGCAAATGCGACAAAAGAAAGCCAAAAAACAACATTAAATTCATTTGCGAACAATATCGTCATGGCAAGAGATATTATCCAAATAATAAATAATGGTATACGTTTCATATTATATATGTATTAGTTAGTGCCCGCACCTTGATCCGATCAAGACTCACGCAAACAGTGCAACTGTTCGTGCGGGCTATATATTAACTTACTCACGTTGCTTCCTTCCGCTCATATCATCGCTGGTTGGCTATTACGCTATACTTCGCATCGGCTATACTGCTTATCTGCGCAGGCTACTTTAACGTGCCCTGAACACGACTTCATTTTTGAGGGTTAAGCCTCCCATCCCGAATTAGGATTCATCGGTTTACCGTTGTGCCCTGAAAGCGTTTCGCTCGCTTCTTTCGTAGATTCTAACCTAACAGAGCCACTTGTTTACTTATCAAACTTAAAACGTAAATTATCACATCCTTTTGGGACTTATTGATGGCAGTCAATTGTTGAGCTGTCACTTCATCTACTACTGCCAATTTTCTTATATACTTTCGAGTGAAAGCTAACCCCTCTTTTATCTCTTCTGTACTCATAATCATCTCCAAGAACTATCATAATTGACATATTTATCAGCAAAGAATGCTTTCAACACATTTCCCTGTTTGGGTTCAATCGTTCTCGGATTCAATGATGCTACATATTCATCCATTTTGAGGCGAGCGTCCACCCAAGAAGTACGCAAGGCAGATTTCAGAGAATAACCATATTGGCGTACATACAACCAAGCTCTCTGCATGATGGCTTTCATGTTATATTTACCATTTCTTACTAAAGCGTAATCTCTATTTTTCATTGTCTTACCTATTTTTGATTATTACTATTGTTTCTGCCAAATTTTATGCTTTTATTTGTATAAAATATATTTGTATTGCAAATATAGTAGATAAAATATCAACCACAAAATAAAGGTTGATATTTTATCTACCCAAAACATTATTTAACTATTAGACCGAACTATACATTATTATATAGAATCATGGAAATAAAAGAATTTATCAAAGAAGTGATAGGAGATATCACAGATGCTGTTATCGAAATTAATAGCGAGAAATGTAATAGTGGGGCGATTGTTTGCCCTTCTAGATTTTCTAATAGAGGAGAAATATATTCCATTACAGAAGATGGGAAAATGGTAAGAAACGTAGATTTCAATCTAAGCGTAGTTGTTTCTGGAAAGAATGAAGCTAATGCAGGTTTAAAAATTAGTATTGCAAGAGTTGGAATTGGCAATGAAACTACCAATTCCACTACAAGTACAATAAGCTTTTCTATTCCGGTCGCTTTTCCTCTTGAGAAGTAACCCAATCGTAAAAAACTTGCGCAAAGTCCAAAGGGTTGCCCATCATATGTTGAGCCTCGTAAACGTAAACTGCGTACTTTAAACAACTCATTCTGATTTGTTCATCAGAATTGCATAGATCGAGAGATAGGTTTAATTTTTCATTCATAATTCTTTGATCTTAGTTCTTTGGTAATTTTATAATTATATCAGTAATGATAACAGAAAAAGCCAATATAGCGGAAGCAAATCCTACAATGCAGCATGCCTAACCTAATTTATCGTTTTTAGAAGGAAAAAATTTATTCATATATAATTGTTATTTTTTATGATTACAGAAACAAGTAAAGAATTAGAGATAGAGAAATACATTTTTTTTCGCTCTTTGGTGACTGTACAAGCGGCATTTGTGGCGGTGGTCTTCGGCCTCTCATCGGACACGATTCGCACAGAGGTGTATCTTCGTGCCGCAGCAATATCAACTCTGTTATCCATTTTCTTCGGATGTATTTGCCTATATGAGAGGACAAATACCCGCAATCGGATTTTAAACAAAATTCAGAAGGGACAAATAGATAGCATTTACCATAATGGCCATTTAGCCATCGATAGGCTATCAATCTTCTCCTTATGTGAGTGGCTATTCTATTTATCTTCCGCTTCAATTTTGATTTCATTGCTGCTATACGTTTGTTATTAATTTCAAATAAAAATATCCGCAATAGGTTGCAGCTACTACGGATACCATATATTAAACCTCTTGTGAGGAAAGTTTAACCACTTTGTCTCTGTAACATCTGCAACTTGTTACGATGCAAATATAGTAGATATATTATCAACCAACAAATAAAAAATCATCATCATGGAAGAAAAAGACAAATTACGTTCTCAACGCTTTGTGGAAGTTATTGAAGAGTTGCAAATCAGCAATCAAGAGCTTAAAGATAAGTTTAAAATAGATAAAACATTAAAATCGAAAATCGTAAATGGAATACAAAATGCATCCATTGATAAAATTGCTGCTATATGTGAGGAGTATGAAAATGCAAATGTTGATTATATTATAACAGGACGAGGAGAACCTCTAAAAAAGCCCAATGAGGAAATCCCTAATATTCCAATAACTTCTGGTATATCAATCACATCAGAAGAAGAATATCGAGATGCAAAGAAAAGAGGATTCCATTTGCTACCACAAGTTAGCTTCAGATTTGCAGCTGGGCAAACGCAGTTAATCAATGCTACAGAAGATATTACAAGATACTGGTATCTGCCGGACTGTAAAGATTGTGAAGGCATCGCTCAAGTGGTAGGACGTTCTATGTCCCCTACTCTTCCTTCCGGATGTTGGGTCGCTTTAAAGAGATATACACTCCCAAGAGAAAATCCAAACATGATTCCGTTTGGAAATATATTTGGAATAGTAATAGAGGACAAAGACACGGGAGAATACCATGGGCATATTAAAGTATTGCGCAGGTATAAAGAGCAATCACTGTCTTGCAGATACTGGATCGCTCATTCTATCAATAGTGAGGAATTTGATGATTTTGATATAGAGATAGAGCAAGTTAGAAGTTTATGGATAGTTAAGCAGCATATCGTTAGCGACGCCTTGCTATAGCTCAATCACCCCTTTTTATTAAATGTTGAAATTATCCAATGAAGTACTATATATCAGTATTAATATTATGAACTATTGAAATTCTTAGATATACCAATAGTTCATAATATTATCACTTATTTCGACTCCTCAGCTATTTTGAAAACATACTCTACCACCTTATTTATAACTTTATCTATTCTCAAAAAGTCTTGTTTTATATAAGTATCCGTTACCGTCTTCCCTGAAGAATGGTTCAGACACAAAGAGATATCATCCTTGCTTATATCACACTCATTGCGGGCAATAGTAGCAAAAGAGTGCCGGGCTGAATAGAATTGAATGTAATCTATCCCCAGTTCCTCACACAAAGATCTCATACCTCGATGTATTCCTTTGGTTAAGTTTCTCACATTGCTATATCTTTTGTAAAAATCAAACAAATTCTTCCCGGATAGATCGCGATACTTATTAATAATCGGAAGTGCTAACGGATGAACATACACGGAAATGAAAGCATTATCCTTTCTTCTATCTTTTGTCTTTTGACGCTCATACTCTATCCTCCCGTTAACCATTCGACAATTAAGCATATCAACCGCATTCATTCCTGCCAAAAGGAAAGACAAGATATAAATATCACGAGTAAACATAGTAGTCCTTTTTCGCTTATTTATTGGAGAGTAATTATAGATTTTCCTGATTATATCAACATCTACCGCTCTTTTCTTTGCTTCTAAGACTGCCGGTATAGTATATACTTTGAACGGATCATTGGTAATAATGATATCTCCTTTTTCATAGTCATTAAAATGAAGTAAAGCAGCATTAAACACAGATTGAATGATTCCCATATAGGAATGTATCCCAGTATCATTTAAAGCGGATTTCTTTATTGTTTTATATGCTTGTTTAGCCGTTTTATTTTGCCTAACGGTTATATATCTTTCTTGTCTCAACCATGCCTCATATTCACGCAAAAAGCGTGATGTTAAATCTTTTATCAGAAGTTTCTCATTACCATTCTTATGATTAAGAAAATGGCAAAGGGAATTAATACCAGTCGTCTTGACTGTTTTTGTTCCTTCATTTGGTGTTTTCTCAATAAACATTCTAGCAAATTCAATAAAATCTATTTCTTTCCTCTGCTTCCTCCTTTCGATCATTGCAACTATATCCTTGGAAGTTTCGCACTCATTAACTACATCTTGGTGTTCATTTATTATTTGGCGATATTCTCTAACCAATCCGTCTAACTCTTCCTTTATTTTTTCAGAGGTTATCGTACCTGATGCGGAATTTCTCTTAAATCTAACTAATTCTGTGTATATAGAAGTAGAGATATAAGATGAGGTACGATTATGGGAAATCCTAATCTTCGGATTATACGTATTGTCAGATTTTTTATGATGCTTAAAAACTACCCAGGAAACTGTTGCCATAGCTATCTTTATTTTCGTAAATCATTTGTAAAACAAAGATAGTATTTTGGGAGAGAAATACGCCACCAAATGGTATATTTTAACTATTAAGGAGTATAACAAAATCGTCTCACAGCCCTACAGAAGCCCACAAGTCCCTTTTATCAACTTTTACTTCCCAAATATAAGAAATTTGGAGTTATCATTTATTAAACAACTATTAATAAACACTTTAATTCAGATAAACTAATATCAATGTAAATCATTCGTAAAACCGAAGGCAATAAATGTCATTTTTAAACTGAATTGCTATGCAAATATAGATAATAGAATTATATAATGAAAGTAAAGTAGATTATAATAAGAAAGGCAGCTCATTCGGCCGCCTTTTTCAATTCTTCCAATTTCTCTCTAAATTTCCGGAACATGTCAATCGTCGGGTAAAACGTCGGATTCTCCCAGTTCTTAGAGATCATCTGGATCATTGCCTCTATATGACTTTTGCAGTCTATTACTTTGATGCATTTGTCCAGGACCAACTCTCCTTCCGGGTAGGTCTTGTTATTTAATGTATTCTGCGCCCATGAGAGCAGCTCTCTGATCGATTCTTGGTCGTATTTATTCTCTTCCGCCATAGTGCTTTTAACTTTGTTCATTTGAATGAATTTCTAGACCGATAGACTCTCCGTCAATATAATACTTCCACGGTTGACAAACACCGTTAATTTATCATTTGTCAAATGCTCACAAAGAGGAAAATAAGATAAGGTAGACGTTCCAATTCCTTCACAAAAATCTTTCAACGAACATTGATCGCATTTAAAACTTGCAGTATCTGACTGTATGGCTTCATGAAAAACTCCATTTATTAATATTCCATTCATTTTTGATTTTTATTGAGTTATTACCAGCTTTATATTCAAAAAGTCCAGGATCTTTTCAATCTTCTCTTGTCCTAAATTCGTTTTTCCGTTAAGAAACAAGGACATGGTACTCTTTGTTACTTCTACATACTCTGCAAGGTCTTTCGATTTGACATTGCGGAGCTTCATTGCCTCTTTGACTGTTTCCCGTATCATCATTCCATTTTCCAATTAATTTGATCTTCAATAGCTTGGTCTAAAGTAAAGTCACATTTAGGATATTCAACCTCTCCCAAACCTGTACGGAGGTCAACAAACCAGCTTTCTTCATTCTCGCTGATTATCGCATTTTCAAAACCTTTTACTGTTTTTTCTATTGTTGTTTTCATGATTTTATAATTTGCTGATTAATAATTATTTAGCCTTAAGAGTTATCGACATCTTAGAATTTTACAAATCCTTCTATTCTGTAAGGCTTGAATACAACACCTTCTCCATTCTTGTTATTCTCAATTGTTTCACCTTCAAAAATAACAGCCTTACATCCTTTAGAGTAATAAGCAAACATGTTTGCATATCTGGCAACCTTTCTCTCAATCTCTGACTTAGAAAGTCCTACTAAGTCGATTGAGAATCCACACAGACCCGCAAGCTCTACAGCTTTATCCATGCTGCCTGTTTTAAACAAAGAGGTTCCTCTTCTCAGATCACCTTCAGCGTCTTCTGTAAAACGAAGGAAGTACTCATTGCAAGGATTAATATTAATATTTGATGTTTCAACTGATTCAGATTCTTCTGCTTCTTCAAACTCAACAACAACTTCATCATCACCTTTTAATGAATCAATTGCTTCAAGGATAATAGAAGTAGCAACCTCATCTCTTGTATTGTCATAGATAGACTCTTCATTTTCAACATCAAACTCGTATTCTTCAGAAGTCTTACGATTGCGACAGCCTTCGATGATATTCCCTCTTACTCCGAAGAAGATGTTTTCACCTCTTTCTTTAGCGATTGTTTTTGCTGCTTCTACGATTTCGTTGATGTTTAAAGTCTTCATATTTTTTTTTATTTTTTATTACCTTATCTCTTATTTTGATGTTACAAAGATATGAAAAGTTTTTGTAATATCAAACTTTTAAGACTGAAAAGTTTCGATTATATCAAACTTTAACATTTGGATATAAAAAATCCCCGGTTACATAACCAGGGACAAACATAGAGATACAACCCTTGCAATAATCACAAAGGGAATCAGCCAATACAACCACCTTTCTAGGCGTTCCATAGCATCACAAGCAGAAGCCGGCAGAAATCCGAGTGATACCGGTCGTCGGCCTGTGAAATCAAATCATCTATGTAGTCTTTTTCTCTCATTTTCGCCTGTTACATATATTTCTAACAAAATGCCCCTTAATATCTTCGACATAAGTTTTTCCTGCAATGTTCACACAAGAAGTTCTTCGCTATTGGGAACATCTTCTGACCTACCTCGCCGGAAAGATATTGGGCTTCCTCCCCGTAGGGATCAATATTGAACACCTGTGAGATATGCCGGCACAAGTGCCCTTTTTCGTGGTCCCATGAGTTTTGGAACTCTCCCGGGGAAGAAGTGAGAGCAATTACCATAACAGTCTCACGGTCCTCAAAGTCCGAATAAGTAAGACCGGTATTGAGAGCCCCGGAAGAGAGGTTTCTGTACGCTTGTTTGAAATCCTCCCCTCTACAACCGATACGGTGAAGTTCGCACAGAATCTCACTGGTCCAGTAAGTCGTTACGGCATAATACACCCTAACTCTCCAATCATATTTCGGTATGTAGAAATCCTGAACTATCATAATCAGAGCATATCATCCCATATTATAGGTGTGCCGCTTCCGATGCAATCTGCATAGAAACGGGTAAAAGGAAGTCCGTCATATCCGTCTGGATCATCTATATAATCCTTCACAAATAACGCCAGATGGGCTTCATCCATGATGGAACTCTTATAATAATCAGCTTTCGCCATATTGGCTACATATACGCAATCGTACCCGGCGTCTTTCTCCAGTTTAATTCCGTATTTCTTCAGAAGCTCCTCCACCTCTTCCTTTTTGATCGGAACGAGCTTTTCCTCCTGCTTGGTAGTCTTGTTCTCAACCTCCATTTTAGAAACAGCCCATTCACACATCTTCTTAGAGAAGTGCCAACCGTATAATGACAGATAATTTTTCATTGCCGGAGGCATCTTGTCATACGTATCTAGTCTTTGTTCCATAATTAATTGCTTTTTAGAATAAGAGGGGATTTCTCCCCTCATACGATTAATAGAACTCACCGTTTGAGCGTCTGCGTCTGCGCTCTCCCATATCTCCGTACATAGGGGATTCAGGGAAATAGCCAGGCATACGACGTTCGTTCATGCCGTCACCGTCATAACGTCCATTATCACGGAATCCCATTCCACCGCCACGCATTTCACTCATAGCCTTTTCATAACCATGACGGCAGCCTTCACGATAGGCTTCTTCAACCTCGTTTCTTCCTCTCATTCCGAAGTCACGATCATATCCATCATGCTCTTCTCTAATTGTCCACATTCCCATATTATTTACTGTTTTTAGATGTCTCCTTCGTTCCAAGTTGTTCCATCAGCCGTTTATTCATTTCCATAAGGTCCGCCATATTCTTGCTCATTTCGGACATTTGGCCTTTTAATGATGCTATTTCCTGCTCCTGTCTTTGCTTTTCGGCAAATTCCGGGTTAAGAACGGTTAGCATCTTGTCGCAGCCGGTAATTACGCTTTGATGAAAATCTATGCTGTTCAGAATATCAATGCTTTTCTGTTTCATAGATGTGACCTCCGAGTTCATTGCATCACGGGAACAGGATAATACAATATTACCGTTCTGTCCAAAATCTGCAATGTCTCCTCCTGCCGGAAGATTCTGAAAGGTTGTGTTTTGTCCGTTTATGTTAATTACAATATCCACAACCATTTCCGTCTGGGGAATTTGACCAATAGGAGTAGGCATAGGGTACTTGGGTTTCGGAGCCGAAACACTGACTACTGATCCTATTTCAATATAAGGATTCGCATCCTTATGAAGAATATACAACTGATTATTTGCTCTTAACGATTGAAACATAGTGATTGATTTTATAGGGCTACCGCATTACACGATAGCCCGTATTTTTACTTACTTTTTGCCGCTACCGCTTCCGAAGTTGGAGCCGCCGGAGTAGTCGGTCTATATCCTCCATTTACCAGATACAATTCGTTTGTATACTTGTTATAATGGATTTCGTAGATACCTGTACCAGCTAGGTTAGCGACTGTTACAGGCTCGTTGTTATAAGCCATCAACGGTCTTGTGTCCCCGTTGGTCCCTATCAGTATCGGAAGTGTTGCAGTCGTACCAGCAGGGATCACCTGACGAAGATTGACATAGAATCCTCCGACATAATCTCTGTTGCGGAATGCATGATTGGGAAGTTCCAATGTCACATTCTCCGTGCCGACCGTTACACCTACTGTCGGAAGGGTGTTGTTATTATTCCTTCCGAGTGTCGGAAACAGAAAGGGAAATCCTGTAAAAAAGTTAGGCCACATAGTTACCTCCTTTCTTACCGGATCAACCCCAGTAGTTATTACAACCGCATCCGCCACGTCCGTATGCTGCGTCACCGGCATAAGCACCGAAAGCAGCCGCACGGTAAGTATCCATGTTTACACCAACAATGTTAGGGTATTGAACCGGAACCGTGTTGGGCAACTTGCATTTGATTCCATCAACATCGCTTTGCAATGCTTGCAATCCCGCTGCAAGAGGTGCAATCTGTTGACCTACTGCATTCAAAATAGTAGCATTCTGATTGCGTTGGGATATTTCAGCAGTAAGGGTTGCCTTTTCCGCAGTAAGAGACGCAATCTTGTCCTGCAATGCCTGATTCTGCATAGCATCCAACTTGGCAATGATAGCCTGTGTGTTAGCTGTTGCACTGTCACGCAAAGAAAGCGTATTTTGGTTGGCTGTGTTGACTAATGTATTAGTCTGGTTGCACATTGCAAGCTGGCTCTCATATCCTTGTGTAGCTACAAGCTGCTTCATGTCGCAGCAACAGCTACAGATTTGAGATGTCAGAGCGTTGTTGCCCTGCATGATTGCAGTAAGGATGCTGTTGGTGTTCTGACCCATTTGGTTACCAAGCCCACAGATTGCCTGTGATACGGAGTTAATACCGGCAAGGATTTGATCGGAAGAAGTGTTCACGGCTTGTGCCAGTGATGCAATGTCGACACCGTTTCGGTTAAGTGTCTGCATAATCATCTCTCTTCCTTCGTTCGCTCCCTGATTATTATTGCCGCCAAAGCCGAAATTACCATTTCCGAAAATAGCTGCAATCACAATAAGCGCAATGATGTCTTGAAAACCACCATTGTTACCAAAGAAGCCACCGTTGCCATTGCCGCCTCCAAGCAGCCCCATCAGGTAACCGGTGTCAACTCCTCTGTTTTGCAAAGACGGAAGAATAGAAGCAAGCAGACCGTTTCCTGAAGCCGCTCCACCGTCCTGGTTAAAAACGTACGTTCTTTCCATAGAGATTTATACTTTTTTATTACGGTCAATATCAACCGCATCACAAAAGTATATAATAGGGACTGCATAAATCAGAGCTCATTTTCAAGCGATTTGCGAATATTTTGCAGATATATTGCAATCATTTTGTTTGCCAGTTTACGGCTTTCAAAAGTAGATATAAGATAACGGATACTAGCGGATGTCTTGTGAAGCAAAGTCGCTATTTGTTCAGGGTATAGCCCGTATTCAGTGAGGAAGAATACTACAATAGAACGGGCGTCAACAACTTCAGTAACTTTACTTGATGAAAGGATCAATTCAGTAGAAACTTCAGTTTCTTTTCCAACAATATTTAGAATCTCGGCAAAAATCTCTGACTTACACATAGTAATTTAATTTTTTGTTGTACTTTTGCCTTTGCCAATCGTACTCAGTACCAAATAAACAAAAGCATATATAGGAATGTTAAGGATATTATACCCCCGACACTACCTATGTATGCTTTTGGTATGCTAAAAAGTTCGATTGGCGTCAACTTTCAGTGTTGGGGGTTCTTTTTTACTCTATCCCCCAAAAGAGTTACATTTGTTATGATAACCGGCCTTCTACTTTACCGGATAACTTAGTGCTTAATAATCAATTAATGTCTCATTTTGTCCTCCTTTCTTAATAAACCTTTTTCCAATGGAAATTGTTATATAAATACAACTTAAACTTTTCATACCGGAAACGGTCTGTGAAGATAGTGCCGGTATTACCACATAAATAAGTTATAACTAACTCCACCACCAACATACAATCCACCTGGATAACCGTAGCCTACTTGCAGGCCAAGCCCCCAGCGTTTTGGTTTTAGAGTAATGATTTCCTTTTCCCTGTAGACTTCCATAAAGTCAAGGCTGGGCTTATAACCGCTAACCACTGCCCGGTAATTATCAGTCTTATACTCTTTGCTTGTTATCGGTATAAGTACCGGAGCCGAATCACCTTCTACGGTCCTATCGGTAGTGGTATCTATCAGGATCGGTAAATATACCGTATCGGTACGCTTTAAGGTTTCCTTTACCGGTCTGGGAATGGTATCTCTTATTGTATCCCGAATACGTACAGTATCTCCCTTAATGTACACCGTTGATGGATCGTGCGGATTACAACGCATCCACACGACCAAACCTATAAGCAGGCAGACTAATATCCAAGGGAGAGATTTCATAGTGTCTCCTTACTTGCCCAAGCCGGACCCGACAACAAAACATTCAGATCATCACCTTCGTAGACAGGATAAGGAAAAGATAGCTCT